CTTTACTTTACAATTAAATTGTAGCATAAATTATACAAGAATGCAACAACCAATTTAATTAACTAAATATTATATACATTTTAATATAAATGTCAATACTTTCATACATTCGACAAAATTCGACAAATTTCGACAAAACAATCTGCTATAATACCACCTCAAAGGAGGAATTGATGTGATTAGTAAAATATTACGAGATAAAGAAAAAGATACGTTTTGTACAGAATTAGGTATCGACAATAACATATCTAGTATATTACTTAAAATAGAAGATAATAAAGCTACTTATTTTGATGGTAACGAATATCATAATCTAGATTTAGAAATTGCTAGAAGATATATCTAGCAATTTTTCTTATAGGTAATTCCTTCTAAATATCCTAATAAAATCTTCTCTAGTACCATAATGTTCTTCAAAATACAATTGTGCTTTCTTATGCCAATAATCATTAAATGAAGTATCTTCCTGATATTGTTGATGGCAACTTAAACACATTCTAAGACAAAAACCGTATTTCATAGAATTAGTTCTATTTCTTCCTCTAAATATTTCGTTCCAAGTAAGATAATGTACAGTTTTACAAATCATACAATGGTCATCAGATGTAAATACGGAATATCTTTCTCTTTCTATTTTCGCTTGCTTTTTAGAATTTTGCACAATTTTTGTGTTTTTATGAGATTTTTTCGTATAAAATGCCTCTTTATTTGATACAATTGTGCATTTTCCACTCTTAAGCGGACTTTTTTTGTTTGAAGCGGACTTTTTTACCATTTTCCCTTTAACAGAAACACGATATTCTTTATTAACACATTCCTGGCATTGGGATAGTGTTATTTCTTTCTTAGCTAATTTGCAATATGGTTTATTATTTTTCTTTTTTAAATGTTTACAATAATTATTCATTATTAATCTTCCTTTCTTGGAAAATTAATAAATTATCATTAAAATTACATACAAATTACATACGAATTTATTAAAATGTGGTATAACATGGTATGTAAATTCTTTATAATCTGTGAATATTTTCTTTATTTTTCAAGCATTCGTTTAACTGACATTATCATTTAGCATAATCCCACATTCCGTCCCAGGTTGAAATTATCCCTTATTTTATAAGGGTTTTTCTTTTACTAAATTAAATTACATACAAATTACATACGATTTTATGATAATTTATTAATTTTTTATAAATTATTAAATAAATTTTTGGCATCTTTTTGTGTATCTGGAAATAAGTGTGCATATACTCGCCTAATTGTTTCTACTGTATCGCCTAAACGATATGCAATTATTTCAGCAGGTATACCATTACTAATCATATAACTTGCCGAACTGTGTCTAAATTCATGTATTGTGATTCTTTGAATATTATAATTTTCTTTTTTTAGTAAATCAAATGCTCTATCTTTAACTCTAGTTAATGTAGAGGATGGAACAAAGTTTATCCCACCAAATACGAACCATTTATCACTAAATCCATCTAATTTACTCATTTTATCATATAATTCTTTTAATTCATTCATTAATTTTTCTGAAATATCAATATATCTTACTTTTTTGTTTTTAGTATTGGTAATTTTTATACCACCATTTATATTTCTAGTTGATAATGTTTTGTTAATCCTAATCTGATATTTTGAAAAGAAAACATCTTCCCATGTAATTGCTTGATATTCACCTTTTCTACAACCAACTTCATAAAGAAAGTGAAAATCTGTTTTAAAATTATCATCAACAAATGAGATAAATATATTATATTCTTCTTTAGTTATAAATCTTATAGGTTCATCTTCAATAACCTTATCAGATATATCCTTAAAATTTTCAGTTAATTTCATTGGATTATATGTCAATTTATATTTTTCTACAGCATATGTCATTAATGAAGAAAATGCACTATAGTTTGCCTGCTTAGAAGCAATTGATAAATATATTTTGATATTTTTTCCTTGCTTATCTTTTTTATTACTATCAAATTTAGTACTTTCTAACCAATTTTTCCAGCTGTTTATCTTGTCAGGTGTAATACTATTAATCGTGGCATATTTACCTGTTTTATTATCAAAGAAAAAAGGTAATATATGTGTTCTAATTCTAGATTCTTTTGTGTAAAGCGAAGAATCTTTATTATTATATACATCTAAGAAAAAGTATTTTTGATATAAATCATAAATAGTTTCTGTTTTTGTGTTTATTGGTTCATCATTACCATGTTTTAATTTGAATTTTGCTTCTGCAATATCTGCTTCTTTTGAAGTAGAATACTGTTTACTTCTTTTTTGCTTTTTATTTCCCCAAGAATCTTCATATTGACATTTAAAAAAATACAATTTTGTTCCATTACATGTTTCCTTGTTAAATTCATCCTTAGTTTTTTTAATTTTTATACCATTAATAATTTTGTAATCTTTTACTTTATATACAGGCATATTATATCACTCCTATTTTATTTTTTTTTATTGTTTTAGGAATAAATATGTGATATAATTAAATCACATAAAAATCCTAATCGTGCAGATTAATTTTTGTGTATATTAACTAGGCCTATTGCAGTAGGTTCTAGTTTTTTTAATTTTTAAAATCATCGCCATAATAAGATGACAGTATATTTATACATATTATTTGATACCATTTTAATTTTTGATTTTCAGATTTTGAATCAATTGTTTTTCCATTTAGAACATTAAAATATAATTTTTTATTTTCTTCAATTTCGTTATCAAATTTTATAATTGAATACATATAAACATCATAACAAACAGAAAATATCAGTAGTAACCACCAATATCCACCAATTTGTTCATAAAAATATATAATAACAATTGGTAAAAACATTAATAATAATGAAACACCATATCCAATTTTTAATAATACATTTTTCATTACAATCTTGTCCTTTTTTCTCTGGCAATACCAATTATTTTAACAGGCAAATTTTCTATCTGTTCTTTATTGTAAAAAGTTGGCAAGTAATTATCTTGATTATTTAAATTAAATGGTGTCAAAGTAATACCACTTTCAGTAATTGTTACATTTTTAAATGTAGCATCAAAACCATTTACCATAACAGCACAATCTTTTCTATTCGCAAGTTCATAATCACCATTTTGTTCAAATATTACAATGTCATTCTCATTATATTTTGGATACATACTATCGCCACTTATTTTAAGACCATAGTATTTTTTTCCACCTTTTAACCAATCTTTAGGAATATCTACATATTCTAATATATTTTCTTGTGCCTCGATAGGTATCCCAGCTTTAATGGTGCCTAAAACAGGAATAAGAATTGTATTAGAATCTAATTCTTCAAAGCTAGCATTATCAAAAGACAAATCTTTAATTAATAAATCAGGTAGTTCAACATTTAATGCTTTTGCAACTTCTTCAACATTATCAATTGATGGTGTTATTTCGTTGGTTTCCCATCTTCCGATTGTAGTCTGATTAACACCAACCATTTCACTTAATTTATTTTTAGATATATTTTTATTTTCTCTTAAAAATTTAAGATTCTTTGAAAAATAATTTCCCATGTTATCCTCCTTGTATGAATAAATTATACAATATTATTTTGCTTTTTTCAATAAAAATTATGCAAAAAAGCATAAAAAGTATTGACATGTGCGAAAAAGCATAATATAATAGACTCAAGATGAAAGGAGGGTACGATGAAAACAACGAGAGAATTAATTGCCGATGAGTTAAGAAGCATAAGAGCAAGGAAAAATGTTTCTATTGAAGAAGTAGCAAAACAAAGTCAAGTAAATAAAGACACTATATCCAGATATGAAAATAATTTAGTGTCAATGCAGATAGACAAACTAGAGCAATTATTAAATTATTATGATGTAAAATTTGATATTTTTTTTGAAAATATCTATGCGAAAAAGCACAATGAAGATTAGGCGGTACTGCAATACCAAAATCTGCACGAAAGGAAAAAAAATATGGGAAAAGTAAAAAAAATAATAGTTTATGACTATATAGAACAAGAAAAAGTCATAAATAAACCATGGATATCTACTGAAGATTTAACAAAAATATTGCCATTAGGCATAAATGCAATAAATAGTTTCAGAAAGTCTATAACTGAGGAAATGGATGCAAATAATGAATTTTATTTTAAAACTAAGCCAATATTAATCCCTACTAAAAAAGTAATAGAAAAATTAGACATCGATGTTGATTTAATAAGAAAAGAAGCTAGTAGGATGCGAAAGGAATTAAGATGAAGAAAAGAAAAATAAATATAAAAGCGATATTTAATTTAATATCACTAATTGCTGGAAGTTATTTTGTATTAGAAAGTTTTTATTTAATAACTATTAAACCATTTTTCAGTAAACAATTAGTAGGTTTTACACCATTAGGATTAGTTATATTCATAATCTCATTATTTGTTGTAGCAGAATCAGGAAATTACTTATATGAAAGAATCAAAAAAAAATAAAAAGTTCGGGTAAACTTTTTACATACTAAATTATAACAAATAAGTATGTAAAAGTCAACTTTATAAGGTTTTGGTTATATTGGAGGAAATAATGGATGAAGAAAAAAAGAGCTTTATAGTCATTGACAGAAAGATGCTTAAATGGGAATGGTATCAAGATTCTAATACAAAAAATTTATTTCTTCATTTATTGTTAACCGCTAATTGGGAAAATAAAAGATGGCAAGGAATAGATGTTGAAAGAGGTTCTTTAATTACCAGTATAAAACATTTATCAGAACAAACTGGTTTGACATCACAGCAGATAAGAACTTCGTTAAATAAGTTAATTTCAACAAACGAAATAACAAAGAAAACTACCAACAAATACACAGTAATTACAATAAAAAATTATAATAAATATCAAGACTATAACAAACAAAATAACAATCAAATAACAAACGAGCAACAAACAAATAACAAACAAATAACAACAACTAAACAATATAACAATATAACAAATAAACAATTATATAGTTGTTGTTGTTATGCGGAGGAAAATTTTGGAAGAACTTTAAATTCGCCAGAGATTAAATTAATTTCCGATTGGTTAGAACAATATAATGAAGAATTAATTAGAGAAGCAATAAGATTAACTGTAGTTAATGGCAAGAAATATTTAAATTACACAACAGGTATCTTACATAATTGGGAAAACAAAGGATATACATCAATAGATGATGTAGAAAAAAATGAAAAAGAAGAAAAAGAACCAATTGAAGTTTTTGACTGTGATTGGATAAATGAGGAGTAATTATATGGAAAACAAATTAACACAAACCGATATGGTTTTAAAATATTTAGAAGAACATGGAAGTATTACAACATGGGAATCTTATTCTAAATTATTTATAACTAGATTAAGTGCAAAAATTTATGATTTAAAGCATTTATATGGATGTAAATTTGATGAAGAATGGATAACTAAAACAAATAGATATGGAAGAAAAGTAAATTTTAAAAAATACATACTTAAGAAAGAAGGATAATTTATGAAAAATATATATCAAAGTATAACAGCTATTTTAGAAGAAGTACCTGCAATAGGTAAAAATAAAAAAAATACAACTCAAAATTTTATGTTTAGAGGAATAGATGATGTAATGAATACATTTCAACCATTATTAGCAAAACATAAAGTATTCATAGTACCGCAAGTATTAGAGCAAACAAGAGAAGAAAGACAAACTGCAAAAGGTTCAACATTGTTATATTCAATTTGCAAAATAAAATATACATTTTATGCAGAAGATGGAACATCAGTTGATGCAATAGTAGTTGGCGAAGGTATGGATAGTGGCGATAAAGCAACTAATAAAGCAATGGCAATAGCCATGAAATATGCAATGTTTCAAGTATTCTGTATTCCTACAGAGGAAATGAAAGACCCAGATGGCGATACTCCACCTGCAAGCCAAAAGAAAAAAGAACCAGATTATAGAAAAGAATTAATAGCATATTGCAAAGAAAAAAATATTGATATGAAAAAAGTAGCAGAAGATTATCAAATGACAGGAAGAAAACTAAGCAACGATGATTATTATGATGTTTTATGTAAACTAGGATGGAATGGTGATTCTAAATAATGCAAAATGTAAGAGTAGATAGAGATAAATATATTGGTGGTTCAGATATTCCTATTATCATGGGAATAAGTCAATTTAAAACTAGATTCGATTTATTACTAGAAAAAGCAGGATTAAAAGAAAACACTTTTGATGGTAATGAATATACAGAATATGGCAATGTAATGGAATCAAGGATTAGAGATTATGTTAATAAACAACTAGGCAAATCGTTTGTAGAAGGCAAACATATTGATGGCGATATTAGATGCCATACAGATGGCGAAGATTATACAACAATATTAGAAATAAAAACAACATCACAAATCCACAATACTGTTGATGAATACAAAGTATATTTAGTTCAATTGTTATTCTATATGGAACATACAAATAGACAAGCTGGAATCTTAGCAGTATATGATAGACCAGAAGATTTTAATAAAGAATTTGATGAAAATAGACTTCAATTATTTATTATAAGAATTGAAAACTATAAAGAACTATTAGAACAAATAAACAAAGCGGTTGAACAATTTAGAATTGATTTAGAAAAAGCAAAAGAGAATCCATTTATTACAGAAGAAGATTTATTACCTGTGGATTTAACTGAAATAGCAAATAAAGTTGTTTTAATTGAAAATAAATTAGCAGAATATAAAGCTATAGAAGAAGAATCTAAGAAAGTAAAAGCACAATTAAAAAAAGCGATGGAAGATTATGGCAAAAAGACATGGGAAACTCCTAATGGAACAAAAATTACATTAGTTGAAGATACACCAGATAAAGAAATTGAAGTTGAGTATTATGATGAAAAAAGATTTATTGATGAAAATGCTGAATTACATGAAGCATATCACAATAAGTTAGCCGAATACAAAGAAATTAGAAAAGAAATAAAAAAAGGTAAAAGTGGATATGTAAAAATAACATTACCAAAGGAGGATAAATAATGGATTTTAATAAAGTAATGCTAATTGGAAGATTAGCAAAAGATATCGAATTACAATCAACAGATAGTGGTAAGCAATATGCACAATTTGAAATTGCAGTAGGCAATGGAAAAGATAGTGAAGGGAATGAAAGACCAGCAGACTTTATTACCTGTGTAATATGGGATAAAGGTGCAGAAACATTATCGGTATATCTTCATAAAGGCGATAGAGTAGCAATAGAAGGCAGATACAAAATAGATAAATATCAAAACGATAAAGGTGAAAATAGATATAAGCATTATGTTAGAGTACAAAACTTTGAATTTTTAAATAGCAAACCAAAAGATTCTTTTGTGCCAAGTGAGCCAGATGGACAACAAAGTGGACAGCAAACAGCAACACAAACAACAACAGAAGCAGCAACACAAGACCCATATGCTGAATTTGGAAATCAAATAACAGTTGAAGATTTGGATAGACACACAGTTATCACAGATGACGATTTACCATTTTAGGAGTTATCGATGAAAGAAAAATATATTTTTGAAAAGACTATTAAATATTTGAATCGGTTATTAGAAAACAAACCATTAAAAGCAATTAAAGATATTGAAGAAGTTAAAATATTAAAAGAAGAATTAAATTCAATGATGTATAAGGATAAAAATGACAGGTAATCCATTACAAATAATTCAATGGTTGTATAGTGCCGATAAAGATAAACAATATGATATTAAAGAACATAAAGAAAAAAGAAGTTTAGACCAAAATGCTTACTGTTGGAAATTAATAAACGAAATAGCAAATAAAGTTAGAAAATCAAAAGAGGAAGTATATTTAGATATGCTTAAAAGTTATGGACAAATGAGTGAAATAAGTATGCTTTCCTCTATAAATCCAATAGGATATTTTAAATACTATGACACAGTATCAAAAAGAATGTTTAACAATAATGAATTTACTATATACAGAATATACAAAGGCAGTAGTGAATATGACACAAAAGAAATGAGTATATTCATCGATGGTGTAGTGCAGGAAGCCAAACAATTAGGGATTCAAACACTTACACCTAGTCAATTATTAGAACTAAAAAATATGGAGGAAAATCAATGAAAAAATTAATCAAACTATATAGAGGTTTGGTTGAATGGTATAAAAGGTTGAGAAAAGAAATAATAGAAGAAGATATAAGAACAGATGGAAAATTCAGTAGTGCATTAATTGCACTATTGTGTTTACTAGCAATAGTATGTTTTACATTAGCATTTTTTGTGTTTGGGAGGTAGTTATGGGTAAGTATATGATAATAAAAAGAAATGATTACGAATTTATGAAAGATACAATTAATAGACTTATGACAATTAACTATAATTACTTAGAAACTATAAAACAAAGTAAAAGTGAGATACTGTCACGAATTGGTAATTTGCATCATAGCAACGATATTGTATTAGATAAATTACAAACAACTGAAGCAGCTAGAAAGAAAAATGCTTGTAAAATTGGTGGACTAACTACTAGCCTAAATAAAGAAAAGAATAAGACTAAGGAATTACTTAATACAGTAAATGAGTTAGAAGATACCATTAAATTGCAACAACTAGAAATTGAAAAAAAAGATGTACAAAACAAAATACTAAAAAATGCTGGAAAACAAAAACAAATGGAAGATTATAAGAAGTTAGAAGAACTAACCAAAGATATCAATAAACATAAAAAAAGATAGTAAAGGTGAGTAATAATGAAAAAGAGAGAAACAATAAAATTTAATGATAAAAAATATACAAAAGAAGTATCTTTATATTTTAATAATAATGATAAAAATGATTTTGTAAATGATGTTCAAGAATGTTTAGAGAGAAATGAAATAAATGCAGAAGTATTGTTTATATCATTAATAGAAACAGCAAGAGATGTATGTAGGGTAATAGGTGCTGATTTTGAAGATTATTTAAGAAGATGTATTGAAATGGGTAGTGTAGATGACTATTTGTAAAGTAGGTGAGTAATAATGAAAGTTGGAGATTATGTTAGATTTGATGGCGAGATAGCGAAAATTAGAGATATTAAAAGATATAAAACCAAAGAAGATATATATATCTTTGATAGAATATTAGATTTAAACGAAGATAGGGCTTGTAACAATAACACTATATATAATAGTCAATGGAAATATTTTGATAATGTTAAATCAAGTCCAAATATAATAGATTTAATAGAAGTTGGAGATTATGTTAATGGACATAAAGTATTAGATATAGCAGAAGAGCCTAAAAGGGTATTATATTTGAATGATATAAGTCAAAAAGGTGCATTGATACCTAGAAAAAATATTAAATCAATAGTAACAAAAGAACAATTTAGTTCTATGGAGTATAGGGCAAATGATTGATATTGTAGATATTAAAAATGCCAAATATTTAAATTTTTATATAGAAAATGGCTATATTTATTGTGAGAATACTAGAACAAATGAAAGAGTAATTGTAGGTGAATTAGGTGAACGATGAAATAAAAGAAATATTATGGATAATTAAAAGTTGCAAACAAGATTATGATAAGCAAAAAGATGGTATGCACACATTTGATTATGGTGAACTTTATTTATTATATAATTACATAACTAATTTACAACGAGAAAGAGATTTTTATAAGCATATGTGTTTAAAATATGGAAGAAAAAATTATGAACAAGTTTATCAAGAAAAAGAAGATTACAAATCTCGTTGTGAAAAAGGAATTGAATATAACAATCAAATAATAAAAGATACAAAGGATTTTTATAGACCAACAACAGACATTATTTATAGTGGAGATTGCCTAATTGATATAGCAAAAAATAATATAAACATATTACAAAATGGAAGTGAAGAAAAATGAGAAATATAATTGATGTAGCTGATAAAATTATTAAAATCATTGATGAAAAATGTGATTTTAGTGAAGAAAAAGTTGCCAATATTATAGAGCAAATTGAAAAAGTAAAAAAGGATTGTTGTTATCGAGCACCTGAAACCGCATATATGGATTGGAACAATCTAGCAAGCATTTTATCACAAAACTTTATACCTCAAAATTCGAGATGGGAAACTGAAATAATGATAATATTTAATAATTTAAGTGGTACAGTTGATGATTATTATCAAAATGGAGGTGATAGTCAATGAGTATAAATGATATTAAGTTTGACCATTTTAAAAACATTGAAGAATTAATTCAACATTTAGAAATGTGGTATGCCGAAGATGATTATGATGCCTATAATAGATTTTTTAGACTAAGAGATGCAAGAATAATGGGAATGATTATTTATCAATTAACTAACAATTGGAATGAGTTAGAAGAATTGATAGATGAAGAAAAAACAAGATTAGCAAAAGAGTGCAGCCATACTTATGAAGATAGTTTAGGAAAAACAAAATATGTAAATGAAGATATATTTAATTAATTAAATAATATTTTAGACAAAATGAACGAAATAAAGGAAGGTAAAAATGTATCAGATAGAGATTAAAATAGGTGATTATATAATAACAAGATATGTATCAGATTTAAAGATAGTAGAAGAATTAGTTAAAGATAAAACATATGAAGTTATTAAAATAGAAAAAGTTGAAAATAAGAAAAGAGGCAAATAGAATGTATTATATGGCAATTAAAACAAAATACAATGAAATAAAATTAATACTAGAAGATGAAACATTTTATGATGAAGATTTGCAAAACCTATTACAGCAAGAATATATAAGAGAAGTATACCTTAGATGGATA